CAATGACAGGGAAAGACTATTATTGTATTCACTTTCCTGTAGAAAGCGTAATAGCTTCAATAGCAGCAACAAATGCTACTACAGCAACAGGGAGTGCAATAGCAAATCTTCATACAACAATGCCTGCGGGAACGAGTTTGTTTCTTCAATGCACCGCTATCACTTTAACGAGTGGAGTTGCTTTATGTTACTATGAGCAGGTACTATAATGAAAGTTCTTAGACTAGGACAAAGTTTGTGTTCATCTAATGCACCTAGTGGGGCATCTTTTAAGAATTTGTATTCTTTAGACTTTGATGGTGTAGATGATTATCTTGATTGTGGTGATTCTAATGTATTAACACCTAATGATTCTGGTGCAAATAGAGGTTTTTCTATTTCTTTGTGGCTAAACTTAAGTGCAACAGGCAATCAAAGAATCATATCTAAAAGTGGTTATTTTACAGCAGGCTCTAGAAGGTACGAGTATGAAGTTAGAACACAGTTTGCTACAAAAGCAAAGTTTATAATTTACGGTAATCAACTTTCAACAATAAATCAAACCTTGACTATTGACACTACATTATCAGCAAGCACTTGGTATCATATTGTATTTACATTTGACTTAGGTAGCACATCTTCATCTATAGTAGGGTACTTAGATGGAGTTCAGAAAACTCATGGTAGTGGAGCTACATATACAAGTGCAGGTACTTGGAGCGCAATTGCAAATACAGCAGCACCATTACTATTTGCTAGAGAAGGTAATTTAAGTAATTATGGAAATTGCAAAATAGATGAAGTTGCTTTATTTGATGATGAATTGTCATCAGGTACGGTTACAAGCATTTATAATAGTGGAACTCCTACAGATTTATCAAGTGAAAGTTATTTGTTGGGATATTGGAGAAATGGTGATCCTAATGGAACTGCTGCTTTTCCAACTATTACTGATGATAGTACAAATAGTAATAATGGAACGATGACTAATATGGCATCGGGTGACATAGTAACAGACGTACCTTAAAAGAATAAAGATGAATTATATAATTTACAACATGGATGATGTTTCAAGTATAGTTTTTTCTGAAGTAGAAGAAACTAGCCAAGATACATTAAGACTATCAATAGATGAAACAAAAACAGTTTTAAAATTTGCAGGAGCAACTCCTGATTTTTTATTAGGTTTGCAACAATATAATCATTCAGAGATTCTAGCAATAATGGCTACTCCTGAATGGACTAACGAAGAAGAATAATTATGAAAGACAATATCATTAACATTAACTTAGAAACGAGTACAGCTCCTACGGTTCAGGAAGTACGTGGTAGAGATTGGATAGAATATGGAGGCCCTGATGAGTGGCGCAATCTCTATCCACAGTTTCTTATAGACTTATACTATTCAAGTAGTATATCAGCCGCTATCATTAACTCTACAGCAGAGATGATTGCAGGTGAAGCTCTTATTATAGAAGATGAAGATGATAGAGATTTAGATGCAAGGATTAAACTTCAAAACTTTATGAATAGAGCTAATGGAAATGAAAGCCTACATGAAGTTATAAAGAAACTAGCATTTGACTTTAAACTACAAGGTGGCTTCGCTCTTAACATCGTATGGAGTAAGGATAGGACTCAAATAGCGGAGATCTATCATTTAGATGTTTCTAAGCTACGATGTGCTAGACCTAATGAGTTTGGCAAGACTCCAGGATATTACATCTCAGCAGACTGGTCAAATACTAGACAGAACAAGCCTTATTATGTTCCTGCTTTTAATGCTAATGACAGGACTTCAGCAAATCAAATTATGTACTCAGGACTTTATTCTCCTGATATGAACTCGTATTTTACACCTGACTACGTTAGTTGTAACAATTGGAGTCTTATAGATGGTAGAGTTTCAGAGTTTCATTTAAATAATATATCTAATGGTTTTGCAGGTTCATTCATGATTAGCTTCGCAAACGGTGTTCCAACAGCAGAAGAAAGAATGCAGATAGAGCAAAGTCTTACTGATAAATTCACATCACAGAATAATGCTGGTAAATTCGTGCTAACGTTCAGTGACGATAAGACAAGGACTCCAGAAGTTACACCAATAAGTACAAGCGATCTTGATAAGCAGTATCTTGCTTTACAAGAGCTATTAACTTCGAACATCCTTTCTGGACATCGTGTAACGAGCAAAACGCTAATGGGTATTGATACAGCTAATGGCTTTTCAAGCAATACAGATGAAATCATAAATGCTGCGAATTTTTATCTTAATACCGTAATTAAGCCTTTTCAGGATCATTTAGTTAAACAACTAAGAAAGATCTTCCAAATCAACAATATGGATATGCCTGTAGATTTTGTACAGCTTAAACCTATAACAGTTCAGTTTGACTCTAAGACTATCAGAGAAGTTATGACTCAAGACGAAATCAGGGAAGAGTTAGGGCTTGAGCCATTAGGTGATGAAGATACAGTAGAGCAAGAAGTAAAGTTTAGTGAAGTAGGCATGATAGATGGAAAGCCTGTTTTTAGCACCATAGAAGAGGCTGAGGCTCATTCTAAGGTTTTAGGCTGTGAGGGGTACCATGAGCATGAATATGAAGGGAGAGCGGCTTATATGGCTTGTGAAGGGCATTCAGAGGCTACAGAGCTTTCTAAATTTATTGAAGAATTTGGTGAAGATATTCCTGAAGAGTGGGAAATATTAGATGAAGAAAAGGTTGAAGATGAACATGAGGACTTTGATTTTGAAGCTGAATTAAATAAATTAGCTGAAGGTAAAACAGAATTAGCATCTACAGGAACAGCTAGACCTAATCAAAGAAGTGTACAAGATGGCGTAAATGATTCTTATAATGATTATTTTAAAGTAAGGTATATGTATACTAAAGATACTGCTTTAAGTCAGGAGGGAGAAACAAGAGAGTTTTGTAGATTAATGACTTCAGCTAATAAAATTTATAGAAAAGAAGATTTATTACAACTAACAAAAAAACCTGTAAATCCAGGCTGGGGACCGAGAGGTGCAGCAACGTACTCAATCTGGCTTTACAAAGGAGGCGGTAATTGTCATCATTACTTTAGAAGGGTTGTCTATAAAACATCACTAAGAAATGCAAAGACTAATATAAATAGTAGGCAGATAATATCAGATGTAAAAGCACTTAGTGAAGGATTTACATTAAGAAGAAATAGTGGCTTAGTAGCTAAAGCACCAAAGAGAATGAAGAATAACGGATTTTTAGAACCAAGATAATTATGGCATACGTACTATTTATATCAGAAAGCAAATTAAAGTCATCTAGCGCTTTAAACTTATCAATAGATAATTCTATTTTACTCCCTTTTGTACGTGAAGCACAGAAGCTGTATGTTGAAACTGCATTAGGAACGGACTTAACACAACACCTTAAAGATCATATTATAGCAGGAACTTTAGCAGGAGCAAATAAGACTTTAGTAGATGATTATATTGGCGATATGCTGCCTGGATATGCGGTTTATCATGCTATCCCTTATTTGCGATTTAAAATGGAGAATGGCAACATATACTCTAAGACTTCAGAAACGGGGACACCATTAACTACGGAAGAAGCTCAGCACCTTAGAGAAGAAGTTTTAAATACAGCTAGTTACTACAGAGAACGAATGATAGACTACATAAGAAACAATACATCTAGCTTTCCATCCTATTCGACAAATTCGGGTGCTGACGTTTCGCCTTCAACTGAAAACTACTACGCAGGGATGAACCTAGAAACACCATCTCAAGGAACAGAACTTACATTAAGAAACTTCTTAACTGCTGGAGAGTAATGAAGAAACATTATAAAACAAAACCTAAGAACATAACTAAGCTGAAATCCTACTTGGAAACTAAGCCACAATTAAATAAAAATGACAGATCTAAGAGACACATTACAAGTAGGAATAGCTAACGGTTCAGCAATTGGCTTTAGTATAACGGATTGCAATGAAATATTGACACTCGTATCACTATGCCTCGCAATAGCATTTACGATTTATAAGTTTATGAAATTTAATCCTAGGAAATAATGCCAAAGCGAAGAAAGCTGAACAGTACAAACCCTAAGTATAAACCACAATCTACAAAAAATGATAAAGTGCTTAGAAAGCTTATTAAAGAAATTAAGGGAGTTAAGATATACGCAACCTACTCAATCTGATTTGGATTCTATCAATCTTCTTCTTATCCGAGATACATTTAGCGAACAAAGCACTATCGGTGAGTTGTTTCTAAATGGTGAAAGAATGTGTGATACTTTAGAGAACCCGTGGAAAGATAATCAAAGAAACATATCTTGTATTCCTGAAGGTGAGTACAAGGTTAGACTAAGACTAGCAAGAGAATCAGCTACAAGAGATTACTTGCACCTTCTAGTTCAAGATGTACCTAACCGAGATTGGATATTATTTCATCGGGGGAATTCAGCTAAAGACACAAGCGGATGTATCCTAGTAGGATTAGGAAGTCAACAGGACATCGTTCAAAACTCAACTTTAGCAATGGATTTGCTGATGAAAGAAATCATTAATTTAGGCGGAACAAATATTAATTTAATAATCAAAAATCAATAATATGAAATTTTTAGAAAAGTATTTAATCGGACAAATGTTTAAATCAAAGAAGTTCTGGTACGCTGTAAGTTCTGTAGCTGTACCTGCAATAGTTAAATTCTTAGGTGTTGATGTAGAAACAGCTAATAACTTATTCATTGCACTTCTTACTTTATGTGGCGCACAGGGATTAGCTGACGTTGCAAAAAAATAATCGTTACAGATTAAAGCCACACGAAATCCAAATAATAAAGGATTTGCGTAGCAAAAAGGTAAATCGGTTGGTGGTGGGAGATGTACATCTTCCATACACCCACCGAAATTATCTTGAGCATTGTATTGAAGTTTATAATAAATATCAATGTTCAGAAGTTTCGTTCACAGGCGATATTCTCGATTCACATTTTTCTTCATTTCATTCTACTAGTACAGAATCTCATGGAGCTAAATATGAACTTGATATGGCGATTGAACAAGTCAAAGGATGGTATGAAGCATTCCCAAATGCAACCATAACTTTGGGCAATCATGATTTAATAATAGCAAGGAAATCAGAAGAAGCAGGAATAGATAAAAGATTTGTCAGAAATCTTAATGAAGTTCTTGGATGTCCTGATTGGAAATTTGAAGAACAATTTGTTCATGATAATGTCTTATACACTCATGGAACAGGATGCTCAGGAAAAGGAATTATAAAGCGTGTTCAGAATTGGGGAACATCTATGGTTCAAGGTCATATCCACACGCAGGCGTTTATAGATTATACAGCTTCACTTTCAGATTTACGATTTGGATTACAATGCCCTTGTGGTATTGATTACAAAAGTTTTGCCTATGGATATGCTAAGTTCCATACTGCTAAACCTGTTTTAGGTTGCGCTGTTATTTTAGATTCAGGACAGCTTCCGATAATAGAACCAATGCCCTTATGAAGAAAGACATCACTTGGCAACTCTTTGGAACATACATACTTATTATAGTAGTCGTAATATGGCTTAGTTTGTAGTACCCCTTTAGCCATTTTAGGCACTTTCACAACTTTTTAATGGTAGTATACTAGACAGCACCTAAAGTTGCTTATATAGTCAAAACACTATTAACACTTAAATTGTTAATAACTTTGTAAGTAAATGTGTTAGTAATTGATTATTCTTTTTACTTTTGTGCCATATTAATCAATAGAAATAGATATGAAAATTAGAAACACACAGTATGGGCATTCATTTGAAATGAATAGCAAACAGGCTTCAGAGTTCTTACATTCTAAAAATGCTAGAAATCAGTTCATTAATCTTAATGACTATGAAGTTATTGAAGAAAGCAAAATAAGTAATACAAAGTTTTACTTAACTTGTGTAGGGCTTACAGTATTAACAGTAGCTTCAGTATTGCTACACATAAACCTAAACTACTAATGGAATTAAAATGCGAAGACTACTACTTTTATCCTAATGGAGAATACAAGACATTCTCTAAGTGGGATAGCCAACTTTACTCTTTCGATAATGACATCAAAGAAATCAGCACAGCAGTTAGAATATTTGGAACTCAGAAACAAATAGATGCAGCCTTTAAAGATATATGTACACTTACTAAACTTAATCTTGATGAATGCTATACTTATGAGATTGAAAAGCCAGGCTCATTTTTTTACAATAAAGAGCAGAATAAAGTTATTGCTAAAAAGCTCAAGCAATACAAAGAGGCATACAAAATAAATAAAAGAGCTTTAATCTTAAATTTAAAATAATGGAAGAAGAACTAATACACAAAAGAATGAATGATATTAATACATTCCAAGCACATGAAAATGAAGTTTATTTAAGAGGTATAGATGAATATGGTAAAGACTTTCAAATCTGTTTTGACTCTTATAACTTTTTAGAATGGATTGATACAGAGAATTTGAAGTATATTAAAAAACAATTAACTAAATATATAAAAACAAAATAATTTTATATTTTTAACGAAATTATAAACAAAAAGAAATAAATATGAGAACAGAGAAAATTAAAGAAAAGTATAACCAATATGGTTTAGACAAAGATGATGTATTCCGCCATCAGCACTATGTCATCATCACACGATCAGGAATCGATAAGATTCAGGCAATAGAGAATATTACAATTGACTATGAAGTTATTAATTGTGAGAAAGATTTTTGTGTTGTCAAGGCTAATGCAATAAAAGGTGAAGCATCTATCCAAACTTTTGGTTCAGCCCTAAAGGGTGGATTCAAAGATGGTAACTGTAACACTTGGTACGTAATGGAAATGGCAGAGAAAAGAGCTATGAGTCGTGCAGTTCTCAAGCTAACGGGATTCTACGAGCTTGGTGTATTCGGTGAAGACGAAGCCGAAGATTTTAAAAAAAGTAATAATCAATAAATAAATAAAAATGCAAATTATCGGGAAGTTAGTTCAAAAATTAGAAGTAGAAACAGGAGTATCAAAATCAGGAAAGAATTGGGAGAAACAATCCATCTTGATAGAACAGTCAGGAACAGAATACAACAAAGCTGTAGTAGTTAGTTTCTTTGGTGACAAAGTTAAGAGCCTAAGAGATATTGAAGAAGGCTCAGATGTTAGTGTATCAATCAACTTATCATCAAGAGAATTTAAAGGCAAATACTATCATAATATAGATGGCTGGTTTATAGCTAAGATGGGTGAAGAAACAGTAGCTAATAACGAAGATATGCCATTCTAATGACTGAAGAATTAAACTTTAAAGCTATATGCAGCCTCATTACAAGAGTAATGGGGTTGCCTAAAGGCTCTCTTGCCTTAAAGAGTAGGAAAAGGCAATTGCAATCAGCTAGATCAATTGCAGCTTATATTGGTAGAACTGAGGAGGATATAAATAGAAAAGTTATTGCTAAGGTTCTTAAAAGAGATAGGACAGCTACCTACCATTATGAATCTGCTCACAAAAAGAACTTTACTCATTGTATTATTTACAGAAAAAGTTTTGAAAAAATTTATAAAGCATACAAAGATATTGATGGTTCTAAGAATATATTTTTAGATAGAGACTTTATGAAGAGTCATTTACTCCAAAATGGAGTTATAGAAACACTAGACTCAGATCTAAAGCTAGAAGTAAAAAGTGGAGAAGTAAAATGTGTTATTAAAACTTCTTATTTTGACTTCAGTAATCAATTAGAAAATGTTAAGTTAGCCCTCAGAAATTATCACTATACTATAAACATTATTTAATGGAGAAACCAAGTTACTATGCTGTTATTCCTGCTGAGGTTAGGTACTCCACTTTAAAACCCAATGCTAAACTTCTTTATGGTGAAATAACTGCACTTAGTAGTAAGACAGGCTACTGCTTTGCAAGTAATAATTATTTTGCTGAATTATATGGAGTTAGTAAAAACACAGTATCAAGATGGATAAATGATATTAAAAGATTGGGATTTATAACTATTCAAATAGAACGTAATTCTAATAAACAAATAACAAAAAGGATTATAGGTATATCCCAAAAAGTAGATACCCCTATTGACAAAAAAGTCAAAGGTAATATTACAAGTATTAATAATACAAGTAATAATATATATATAAAAGAAAAATTTGTTAATGAGGTTATGACTTTTGATTATCCTCAAGATATGTTAGAAGACTTTATTAATTATTGGACTGAAGGTAAAAAGAAAATGCGTTTTCAAAAACAAAGCACATTTGAAATAAAATTAAGATTAGTACGTTGGCAGAAAAATGAGAAACAATGGCGTAAACCACAAACTATGAGCAAGATTGATGCTCAATTAAACGAATACTTAAAAGGAAAAGAATATTTATGACCTCAGAACAATTATTTAAAAATCTTTTATCAAATTTACACGATTTGCAAGATGATGTTATATGCCCTAGAGATGTATTAGATGATTTAGGGGATGATTTAGATTTGTATGTAGATAAAGAAGTAGAAAAAAGGTTAGATGAATTAGATGATATGATTAAAGAAATAAAATTATGAAAGCATTAAAACAAGAGAATTTAAAAGAACTAACGGAGAAGGTTTATGAATTATTAAATCAAACAGCAATAGAGATAGGGCATAAAGCAGATGGAAAAACTTTAGCAGCTCTCAGTAAGATATTTGCCCAAGACTTAATTCAAGAGAAACGCTTTGGTAGAATGACATTCAATCAAGTTCAGGATGCATTTCGTCAGGGCGTGAGATTTGGAAAGGATGAACCATTCTTAAACATCAGAACCTTTTATAAATGGGTTTATGCACATAAAAAAGTAATAGACGATGCTACTTATCAAACAGAAACTTTAAAACAAAAAAACGTACCTTATTATCAACCAACAATAAAACTATTAAAATGAAGATACTAACAACAATATGGTTATTAATTATTTTAGCCTGTATGGTAGAGGCTTATTTTTGTACTAAATTTGAAGATGAATTATGAAAACAAAAGAAGAAGTTAAACAGCTACTAATAGATAAACCACATTTAAGAGATAGTGATCCAAAACTAATATCTACTTATTGGTGGCTAGAATTAAAAAGAAAAGATATTGATCCCAACAAAATGAGTGGCTTGGATTTCATGAAGATGTTTGCTTATGGTAAATTAACAAACATTAAGACTATTGAAAGAATGCGCAGAAAGCTACAAGAAGAACATCCTGAGCTAAGAGGTAAGCTACATAAGATAAGAAAAGAAGAAATACAAAACCAATGGAAAAGGGAGTTAGGATATGCAAACAGTTAATAGTTTAAGTGGAGGTAAAACTTCAAGTTATATTGCTGCAAACTATCCAGCAGATTTTAATGTATTTTCTTTAGTTAGAACAAAAGACAAGAGTTGCATGTTTCCAGATAAGAAAATAAGACAAATTGTGTCAGATAAAATTCAAAAGCCATTTATAGGAACTCTTGAAGATGATAATATAATTACAATTTTATTGGATTTGGAGCA